CGCCTACCCCCGCGGGATGTGATGCATCTCACATGGCTTAAGACCCGACATGGCTTGACACGCCTTAATCGGCGGGCGTATAAATCTCCTAGTGCTTAAGTCACAAGGGCTTAAGACCGAGACGGGAGATAAGACATGACACAAGCAACACAAGCAGGCAAGGCAAGCAAGGCAGGCAAGGCCGAGGCGCTTTCTACGATTACGAAAGCACTAGAGCAGGCTCACGAGATAATCAAGGAGGAGACGGGCGCACCTCGTGCGACTCTCCTCGTGACCCGTAACCTCAAGGGCGCTAAGGGACATTTCACCCCTTACACCCCATGGCAAGCAGGGGAGGAATCTTTCTCCGAAATCGCTTTCAATCTTGAGCATTTCGCCACCCCTGCCGAGTTGCTTTCTACCCTCCTCCATGAGGTGGCGCACTCTATGAATCACGCCGAGGGCGTTACCGATTGCTCCGCTAACCAGTACCACAATAAGCACTTCAAGACCCGCGCCGAGGCGCTAGGGCTTGAGACTATCGAAATCAAGGGCAAGGGACACGCCTCCACGAAATTAACCGAGTTAGGCGCTAAGCGATGGAAGAAAGCCCTCGCCATCCTTGAGAGCGCTTTCGACTTAACCGCCTTAGGAGGCGAGCAGGCTAAGAAGAAAGGGCGCAACACGAATCTGCTCAAGGCGCAATGTCCATGTGAGCAGGTAATCCGCGCCTCTCGTGGCGTGATTGAGGCGGGCGTATCCTGCGACATGTGCGGAGGTGGATTCACCGAGGCTTAAGACATAAAAGCCCCCGCACCGAGTAAGTCGGCGCAGGTTCAAGGCCTAGCGGGGGCACGAGTTAGGGGGAAATACTTCCTGACTTAAGACATACGAACACGACAGGAGAGATGCAAGATGACCAGACACGAGACTATTCTCAGAATCTCGCACTATGAATGGATGCTTGAGGCCATGCACTTACGGCCAGCGCACGAGGCTTGGATTCAAGACCAGTTGCAAGACCTGCGGGATTCACTTGCACAATTCCACAAACCCGCGAAAGAGTGCAAAATAATCACCGACACAATTAAATCATGGAGTGCATGACTTAAGACAGAATAAAAAAGTGTGACCAATCACACAGCCCTAAACACTTGACGGGTGCGAGATGCGCGAGGCATCATTAGGGCACAAGGTAGGTCAGAAATACTGGCCACCTTAACACGACAGGAGACATGCAAGATGGCAACAAGAAGCACTATCGGTATTAAGTCAGAAGATGGCACAATTAAGGCGATTTACTGCCATTGGGACGGATACCCTGCGGGGGTAGGTGCTGGCTTAAGACAGAACTACAACAGCAAGGAGCAGGCGGAGGCGCTTATCAACCTCGGCGGTTTCTCTTCACTCATGGAGACATTGGAGGAGACGAAGGCGGGAGCCTACGGCACCGAATCAGACAGCGCCCGCACCTTTACAGGCGAGGCCGACTGGTTCGAGAACTTCAACGCAGGCGAGGAGTATTACTACCTATGGGACGAGAACCGCTGGGTAATCTTCTCAGATGAAGAAGAGTTGTGTCTTAATACAGAGAGCGAGGTGGCATAACATGGCGACCCTTACAAAGTGCGAGGACTGCGACAGCCCCACCCGTATCACCCTTGCCCCTTACGGCATGCGATTCATGGCGGAGATTGCCTGCCCAAAGTGTGGCGTTCATTACGACACAAACATTGACGATGCAGATATAGAAGCCATCAAGTTACGACTTAAGACAGGACAGGAGGTGACAGAATGAAGATTACATTTAACCTTTACAGCGGAAGCGGTTTTGAATCTAAGAACACACTTAGCGCCGAAGATTTTGCAGAGTTTCGCAAACTAGCCGAGACTCTCAAGCAATCGGTAAGAATTGTGAGTGTGTCTTAATACAGAAGAAAAAATGTGAGGTAACTCACAGCCTCAAATGCTTGACGGGCACGCGGTCATCATGCGACCATTGAGGCACGACATGAAGGCAGGAAATACCTGCCTCATGTATTAAGACAGGAGAAACAAATGCTTAAGTTCTACATTGTAAAGCGTGACGAGCGTGAAGGTGACGGGTACAGGCGAATTGTAAAGTTCGAGAATCACCACGAACTGGAGGACTACCTACGCTATAACCGCGCTTACATTACAGAAATGCAGACACTAGATATGGACAGCACTTATTCATTCACCGATGCTCAAGGCGTAACCGTTAGCGATGAGGCTTAAGACATGAGCGAAACAATCTGCGGAGACTGCCTTATCCCCCTATCCCAATGCTCACATGCGAAGGAGTACAAGCGATGAAACTTTGCGATAACTGCGATACAGAATTTACAGACACAATTATGTGTGACTGTGAAGATAAAGAATACTGGGAACTACATGACTTAAGACAGGAGAAGCAAATGAAACTAAACAGACGAGGCAAGCGAGTGCGAGCCGTAATTATTTATGTCTTAATACTTATTGCAATCTATTCAGTATCAGTTGCAATAGGTGCATGGGATATATCCGAATCATGCTTGGTCGAGCAGGTCGGATGTCCTGAAGGGCACCCTCGGTATTAAGACAGAATGTGATGAACATCACACGCTAAATGCTTGACATGCGGTGCCAACGGCTGGCATTGTATGAACTACCAACCAGACAGGAGATAGAACATGGCACTACTGACAAGGACTGGCGACCAACGCTGGGAGACACACGATGGAAAGTATTACCTTTACGGGGAGTACCTCGGTGGACATGCGCGAGTGCGCTATTCAATCGGGGAACACACGCCTCAAGGAGATGTACACATTGAAGATGTCTATGGATTACGACAAGCACGAGCATACTTACAACAACTATTACTTAAGACAGGAGAAAACAAATGAGCAAAGTATGGACAGTAATAACAGAAGTAAATAGTGAGATAGACCCAGCCACTTTCAATTATGTAAATGGCACCCGCCTTATCTCATCAGTTCTTAAGACAGAAGAAACAATTACAATCCCGCTAGAGATTAACAAGCAAGAACTATGGGAGTCAGTCTTTGGCTCAGCCTTTGAATCCTTTGGAACTCATTGGCATGAGATTGAATACCTTGGAGATGCATCATGGGATGTAATCGGTCAGGTCAAACTGGTAGCCATAGATGAAGTCTCATTACTTAAGACAGAAAAAGTAATAGGTATCAAAGAGTTGGCGCAAGCCTTGCCTATTGCAAACAAGCAGGTGTACATGGATTTATTTGACTTCGATAAATACGATGCTATCTGCGGTGATGCGGTGCTACAGGTGGCAGTGCTGGGAGAGGTGGTGTACGGGTGAACAGCGCAGAGCGCAGGTTTATTCAGAAGAACATTAAGCGAGCGCGTGCCCAACGCAACGCCACCACTAACAATGAGGACTTCGATTACTGGAATAACTTATATGAACATTACTTATCCTTACTTAAGACAGAAGTGTGACCAACATCACATTATGTTTAAGCAAAGTGTGACGGACATCACACGACAAATGCTTGACACAGGTTTATCGAGGTGAGAAAATTAGGGCAACAACTAAATAGAGTCAGAAAGGGAACAAGCCCTTTCTACTTAAGACAGGAGAAAAAAATGTCTAAAGTAAAACTGTACTGGTCAGACGGCACAACCAACATCACTACCCACGAGGGAGTAGTTGATTTGCTACTAGACCAAACCCTTATCAACATTGACGAGGGCACAAAGGTTAGCCTCATCAAGACCGAAGAGGTATAGCAGTACCAGCCTTGCACCGAGCAGTCGGCGATGGTTCACGACCAAGCAAGGCACGCGGAAATACCGCAAGACAGGAGAAAACAAATGAGCAAAAAACTTTATGCATGGAGAGATTATTCTTGCCGTAATTGCAAGGATATGTTTAAGGGAAATGACCTCCTGCTGGTACCCAGCGGGTGGAATTATGACTTAAGACTATGCGTTGCTTGCTACAAATCACTCACCTCCTACGAAGTATTAGGAGCAAGCAAATGAAAGAGTGGACAACATACTGGTATGTATGTACATCATGCGATACCTCAATGGAAGTAACCACACGCAGGGAAAAGAATCGTGCGCCTCGATGCACATGCAAGAGAAGCCATGTAGTTCTATGCCAGCAAACCCCATCATTACTTAAGACAGGAGAAAGCAAGTGATAGAAATAACTGAATGGCAATTAAAGGTATGCATCAGGGCGCTAACAGCCTCGGCTGACCAAGAAAAGAATGACTCAACTTTCGGGTCAGTTCTTATTGACTTAATACACAAGACGGGAGAAGTAAATGCCTGACCCATTATGGATGTCGGGGGACGATGTTGCCCTCGGTAAAGATAAAGAAGATACAGAACCAGAGTCACAATACGACACACTAGAGGAGATGTACGGCGATGACTAAGACAGGAGAACAAACAATGGAACTGCAGGTTGGTGCATTATTTAAGACAGAAACAGCCTACGACAAAGATATGAACATTACCTACGATGGGCAAGAGGTGCGGGTTATCCTGCACTGGGATGACCACGATGGATTCGACATCCAATGGCTAGACCTGCAAGGGCGCTGGATAGATGCACCTGCATGGGCGGATAAGATTGAGGAAGAGGGGCAGATGAGCATCGGCTACTTCCTTGATTCACTTGAGGCACACACAAAGAAGGAGACACCATGACCACATACATGCAGTGCTTAGGTTGTGGCACAGTCGTAGTGAACCCCAAGATTATTAACTTCATGTATGAGAAATGCAACTACTGCACGCAGGTGCAGAGAGAGCAAGAGGAGAGGGCAATAGATACCTATCTCCACGAGCAGGCAGAAAAGGAACTGGAGAAAAATGTTTAATAACTTAAGACAGATTCATCCCCATGCCCGACTGTGGATTGTATCCGCCATCGCACTTGGCTTGGTACTCATGTTCAAAGAGCCAGCCACTTTCATCGTTAAGCCACCACATGGCAAGGTGATTGCTTACTATCAGAATGATTACCAAAGATATGCAGTTGATAAACTCATCGAGAAGAACATGTTGGAGCAGTACCCATGTCTCTATGAACTCTGGATGCGCGAGTCAAACTGGAGGCCAAAGGCCAAGAACAAAGAGTCTAGCGCCATGGGAATACCACAGTTACTCAATAGCACATGGGAGAACATCAAGGTAAAGCCAACTTGGGACGGCTACAAGCAGGTGGATGCGGGCTTGCGCTATATCAAGCACCGCTATGGAAGCAACGGAATATGCAAGGCATACGCTCACCACTTAGCGAAGGGTTGGTATTAAGACATGAAATACTTTAAGCCACAGTTTCACACTGTGATAGCGCACGATAGACTGCGCAATAGAAAAAGATTTTACGAGCGCTGGATTCTCAAGTACAACGCCAAGTTATTTGATGGGGCTAACTGCCAAGGGATAGATACCGAACTGTTCTATCCACCGAAGGAGAAGTTCGACCCAAGCGAGGAGAAGTTATTCACCCGCATGTGCAACAACTGCATAGTTAAAGAGCCATGCTATACATGAAAGGTTTGGAGTATGGGGTGGGACGACACCACCAATGCGCTCAAGATTGAGGGCGCAACTTGGTATCTCTGTCGCAGACCCGCAACATAATCCATGATACAATAAGGACGAAGCCCGCTAGATTCTCTCCTGTCTCTGGCGGGCTTTCTTATGTTCTATCTATGTAAGCCAAGTTCCCTTGAAAGCATAAAGACTTCATCACTTAAGTCATCAAGAGTTCCATCGTTATAGATAACATGATTAAACATGTAGTTATCCATAGCATGTTCAGATGCATGACCATTGACTGCGCTGTGATTGCGCCTGTTGATACGCCACACAACACCGCCAAGTTTTCTAATTGCATCAGCCTCGTTAGGAAAACGCACATCAGATACAACAACTCTATCTTCTGTATTAAGACCTGATAGTGCTATGTTCACCCAGAAATCTTGGCCAAACATCTTGCGCCCTACCTCTGTGCCAAGCACCTGCAACAAGCGCCGTACCTCTGGCTCACGCTTGGCTACATCCCAGCCGTAATCATCAACGCGATGTGATAGATGTGTGATGCTATCGAGTTTAGGATTCAACCGAAGCAACACCTCACGCATAGGGTCAGCGAAAGCAATACGCCGATAGTTGTAATTAAGACATAACAATTCTGCCGTGCTGTCTTTACCTGATTGTGCGTATCCACTTAGTCCGATAATCATTCTGGTACCTCACCTTTCCTTGGTCGGCGGTTCCATACTGGCTGTTCTCCACCGAGTCTGTCTTGTAGTTTAACCAAAGCACGCTTGACTCTCTTACGCATAGCCTCTTCGGATATGTTGTAGGTTTCAGCGAGCGCACCAAGTTCCATGCCACCATCGTCATAACGCAAGCGCAACAACTCTTGGTCAGCCTCATTTAGTTTCTTAAGACCCGAAGCCACATCAGATAGCAAGGCCATACGATTGCCACCTTCGCTTGGTTTAGATGAGCGTGATACAAATTCATTACTTAAGTCAGGAGTATCTGTCCAGCCTTGGTGTGTCCACACATCACGCAATAGTTCATGCAATACCTCATGTGAGTAGTAGAAACTGTCAGACATGGGCGAGCGCGAGTAACGCTGTCTCTCTTTTGCTGCATACTTCTGTGCCTCATTGAAGAAAGTCTTGCGTAGTTTGTACTTAAGACTATCCTCTGCTTCCCATTGTTCTATCTTGTGCCAATGTTCCAGCGCCCACAAGGACATGTGCTGATACAAATCATCGGTAGTTACAAGGCCACGATGGATACGATTACCACGACTGGCAACCTGCTTTGCTACTGCGTAGATTGTTTCCCATATCTTATCTTGCTCGTCACTCATTCTTTAATTTCCTCATCGCCATTAGTAGGTCATCAACTGTAATCAGGTAGCCCTTGCTTTTATTCGGGGGAATCTCGCAGGTAATCTCACGCCCGAACTCTTTGATTGCGTACAACACATGGCTCGTAGGTACTATGAGTACGCCCTTCTCTAATACGAAAGCCCAATACTCTGCCTCAGTTACCATGATGCCCGATGGTTCCCAAGACTTGGACTTCATAAACCAACATTCAATTTCAATGTAAAGATTATTAGTAACCCACCATTTGCGGTCACGCTTGACTTCAACTTTCTTTCCCTCTGTAAGTAACTCTTCTACTAACTGCTCGCCTTTTCTACCGAATCCAAAGTCTAAATCAAATGATGAGTTCTTTACCATGTCTTAAGACCCAACGCGTTTGCGCAAGCCTTCCGCCCCTTCTTGTAGGTAAACATCGTTTACATCGCAGTTCTCTGGCATGAATACGGGGAATACATTGTCGAGTTCACGAGTTATATTCTTAGCCATCTCTCTGCCAGCATTGTCCCCGTCACAGAACAACATAATCTTTTCCCAATCAGCCAATACCCGTGAGTAGAAAGGCTTCCAGTTGTTTGCCCCTGGCAACCCAACTGCTGCAAAGCCCACCTGTGTAGCGATGATTGTGTCTATCTCTCCTTCACATATCACAAGCACATCAGCATCCTGTTCAAGTGCTGTGACATTGAAGATGTGTGTGCTTGCCCCAGGTCGAGAGAGATACTTCGGCCCTGCATCATTGGCCAAACTACGAAAGCGGATGTCAATTACTCCCGATGGGGTGATGTATGGGATAGCCAACTTACCTACATATAACTCATGTCCTGTTTCAGGATTCGCCACGAAGCCGAGGTGGAACATACGCGCCGTTTCTTCCGTTATACCGCGACTCTCCAGATACGGAAGAACTTCTGCGAGGTTTTGCTCGTAGTTCTCCGTTGCTTTCGCCAGTAATTCTCTCTGCGATTTTGATAGCCTCGCCATAATTGACTCCTTCTTTCTTCATAATCAACGAATAGACATCACCTGACATGTCACAGGCAAAGCATCTGAATCCACCCTTGTCAATGTTGAGTCGGGCTGACTTAACCTTGTCGTTATGGAAGGCACAACGAACTGTGACCCATCCCTCACGCACAGGTATATTGAAACCGTAGTGTTCTAGTACCTTTACGATGTCATGCTTAGAGTTTTGGGAGGACATTGCTGAGCCTCTGGACAACATAAGCATCACCTGTTCCCTTGTTGCTGGCTTTGATAATGACCAACGGAGAAGGTGCTATCAGTAGGCGCTTGGCTACACGATAGTTCTCTGCCTCCACATCTGCCTCACGCAACCAACCCGATAGGTCAATGCGCCCGTCACGCCGTGGTGCCTTGGCTTCAATCACATAGGTATCGTTTACTGTCTTAAGAAAGACATCGCCAATATCATTGCGACCTGCGCGAGGTAAGCGTTGTGCTTCATACTCCAGTTCAACAAAGTAATCTGCTAGGTCTATCTCCCAACCCGCACCTCTACGCTTGTTTGCTATCTGCTGATTGCTCACGCTCTCTCCTCTCTGCTAATTCAACTGCTGCCCAGTACAGGTTGTAGTAGGCATCGTCTAATGAGAATCTCTTCATGTGCTTGACCAACGCTGCTGTGTTGGCATAGACTGGAACACCAGCCTTACGCACCTTACGGAAGAAGGCTATGTCCTCACCGATAAAGTTCTCGCCACGCTCGTTGCGCTCACCAAACCAGAAGTCATCTGGGAAGTGTTCATTGAGTGCCTTAATAACAGACTTATGTATTAAGACAAGACTAAAGCCTGCGTTATCTATCTTGATTACTTGATTGCGTGGCAATGGGTGAAGGTGAACCTGTTGGTATTCAGTCTCGCCATCATTAAATAGCACAGGCATAGGTTGCATCAGAGTGCCTTCGTTCTGCTTGCTGATAAAGTACACACCTGAAACGATAGGGCGATTAACCTTGTCGGCGGTATCCCATAGCATCTTGAGTACCTCTTTGGTCAGCACAATATCTGAGTCAACCCATAGTGCCCAGTCTGTTCCAACCTTTTCCCACATCTCAATGGCTGCTTGTCGTTGGCGTGCAATCTGATTACCCTGCACACGAATAGCATTATGAATAGGTACGCTTCCAGTAATCATGGTATAGACAATGCCTTCCATGAACTTACCATCTACCATACCGTTGTCACACCATATAATCGAAAGAGTTTCTTTATTACTATGCGCCATCGTTAAACACCTTATCTGAGTGGTCTAGTACCTGCATTGCGTTCTCTGCCAAGTCTTTCCAAGCATCACCCATTATCTTTAGGTTGATTGCGACTTGTTCTGTACATTCTTCTCCGTGGTTGTCGAGGAGGTGTTGAGCCATTTGGCTAACATAATCAGCAAACTGGAGGCACTCCAACCATACTGCGGAAGGGTCGTAGATTTTTCTTGTCGCCTCGTCAATGTGTTCCATAAAGTCTGGAAGTTCATTGAGTATTGCCTCCTTCATTTGTGGTGTGAGGTTTGCTTTCATCACTGCTTCCGTCATCATCTCTGGAGTCAGGGAGAGTTCCGCCATGAGAGAGTGTGTGATATTCATCTTCTGAAAGGTCTTTGAACCGACCCGTTTTTTCTTCCTGCCAAACATAAGTTTTCCACCCAACTGTCCATGAAAAGTTTTTCGGTATGAACATTAACTGTGCCTTTATGTCTGCAAATAGTGTCTTAGTTGGCACGGATAATTCTTCTGATTCAGCCACAGCACGCAGTTCTCCTGCGTTCTCGACTACCTTAAGGTTCCATTTACTCATTGCTGTATTAAGTCCAAAATCTGCATACTTGCAGGGTCGTAAGACAGCCACACAGGTGAAGCACCCATGGCATCGGCTGGTCCGTATCGGTTCTTAACTGCACACACACCCATAGATGCTATCTGTCCGTGTACTGTGAGTATCAACGAAGGAGTCTGGGCAATCTTGCCATGCAACGCAGAGCGTGGAGGACAAGGATTGCCTGGGACACCTTCACTTGTGTGATGGCAAACAACTACAGCAGCGCCAGTATCTCTAGCCCACCACTTGAGTTCACGCATGAGTGTGCGTAGTCCGCCGTACTCATCTTGTCCATCAAGGGTTACATCTACTGCGTTATCAAGGACGATGAGTTCAACATCTCTACCTAAACGCTCACGACTTGCAAGGACTGCATCCTCAACATCCTTAAGCGTAGGTGCAGAATCAAACTCCCAAAGGATATGGTCGGCAGGCTTGAGCATTTGTGCTGCCCATTGCCTATCGCTTTCCATCATTGGTTCTACATCGTTCTGTGGTTTGCCTGTCAACATAGCGAGCAAACGCAAACTCATAGTGTGTGAGTGTGTGTCTGCGGAAATGTATAGCGTTGGGACACCAGCATGTACTGCAAGAGATAGGGCAAGTGTTGATTTACCTGCCCCTGGTGGTCCCGCAATCATGCTGACTTCCCCCCGCCGAAACGCTATCTGTTGTGCAGCAAGGGTATGCCACACCGTTGGAAGCGTGGCACCTCCCTGCGATGCAGTTTTAATAGCACGGGATAGAAGGCGCATGGATTATGGCTGTGCCTTATGTGAGCAAGCCTGACCCTGTGGCTTAGGGCATGCGTAGAACGCACGGTATGGCTTACCTGTTGACTTGGAGATACCTGCTGCAACAAAGCGCATTGGTCCACCACCGCATGCACAATCAGGTGCTTGGCCTGATACTGCTTGTGGTGCTGGTGCTGCTGGGCGCTGTACTGCACCCTGATGTACAACCTGTGCGCCTTGGAAGGCTTCTTGAATTGTGTTAGTTGCTCCTGCAGAACGAGCCATGCTTTCTGTTGTTGCTTCAAGGTCAACCAATGCAGCAAGTCTCTGACTTAATTCATCAATCAGTAGGTCAAGTTCTGCACCTGATGATGCACGAAGGTTGATGAGCATGCCGTCTTTCTTGGTTTTCCAGTTAATCTGGATTGGTGTGTTTTCGATGTTACTCATTTGTTTCTCCTAGTTCAGGGTATAGATGGGAGTCTTTGCCTTTTACTGCATAGCATGCATGGTTGACTGAACAAGTACCGCACATAAACCCAGGTTGTGGGATGAAGATATTGTTATCAACTGCAATCTTGAATCCTTTGACATGTGTAGCCAAACGACTTTCTGTGTAGTGGTCTAACTCTACAGGTTCAGTAAGTTCACCTGTGCGAGCCATCCAGTATGCGCCCTTGACTGGGCGGATGCCCATTGTTTTCTCTGTCAAGATTGCGTAGGTACCCAACTGGGTATATGTGACTGGTGCTTTGCTTGATGTCTTAATATCAATCACAGTCAGTTCACCATCGGGCGATACCATGAGGCGGTCAAGGAACCCCTTCATCTGTACACCACCAACATCTGTATTAAGTTCTGTTTCAATGGCGTTGGCTCCATCAGGCAACTGATACAAACTGTATCCACTTGTCTCACGAAACTGAACCCAGAAGTCAAGCATCTTAGGTCCATTCTCTAGCCACCACGAAGCATCCTCTTTGTTTGGGTATGCTTTGCTTGAGCGCCCACCAGCACGGAACGGCATGCCATTGTCGGCGAGTGTGTAGTTCGCTTCCCAGCGCTCTGCAAAGACAGCGCGTGAGTCAAACGAATCTCCAGGTTGTAGGGCATCGAATACTTCGGTACCCTCGTGCAAGGACTTACCCCCTACAAGCCAGTAGGATGGGTTCTCCTGTACTTTCTGAATACGGGTAAGGTAGAACGACCAGCCACAGTTAAGCCATGTTGACATGGCGCTGTGGGAGATGTAGTTCTTCCCAGTCTTTTCTTCTAGTGTCATGTTACTTCCTTTCAATAGAGGAGATTACTGCACAAAGTCTCTTCTATTCTGCGACACGCCAAGGATAATTACAACGGTGCAATTTACAAAAATTTCACTAGACTCCTGTTCGTGCAGAACGGAATAATTGTAGGCTGGTTCTTGCGTAGGCGTAAGCCGAAGCAAGCAAGGGCTAACTATCGTGGTTTGCCTACGCATGCTTGTCCTTGTGGCGAAAAGGTTTTTCGTATCCTTGCCACCTTTGATGATTATGAAATTTCTATGTATGGTTTAGATGCTGAGTGCAACTCATGCGGTGCGCTCTTGACTGCCCCTTGCGAAGTTGACCGCGATGCCAATATATGAATTTAAATGCTTAGCCTGTGGCATACAGTATGAATCAACCAGAGAGATGGGCGACACGATTCCGCCCTTGTGTTGCGGAGTTAGCATGGAACGCGTATGGTCTGCGCCAGCGGTGAAGTTCAACGGGACGGGATTTTACAGCACAGGAGGGTAAGTTTCTTGACTTGATGGGGAAGCGGTCAAGGAAAAACAAAAAGCCCCCGCAACCAGATTTCTCTGGAAGCGGGGGTTCTTTGTGTCTTAAGACTGTGATGAAGGCGTAAGCCAACTTCTTAGGTTCTGTCTCACCAGCCATGTACATTGCAATTACTGCTGCACCTGCAGCACGAGCATAGGTAAGTGCTACTTGCTTGATTGTGTTGATGTCCATTGTTTCTCCTTAGGATTTAAACACTGGCTTGCCGAAGCCAACCACTGTTACTGCCTGTGACTTGCGTAGTTTGGAACCGTTCTTCTTCTTGAAGGCTCGCACCTTAAGACAGACCTGACCACCATTGCGCTGGTCGCCTTTCTTATCTGGTGCTGTGTTGCCTTCAATACATGTAACTGTGCCATCGCCATTGTCCTTGACAACAATGCCGACATGACTAATCCTGTCTAAATTATCGTTTGGGAAGTCAAAGAACACGATGTCTCCTGGTAGCGGTGTAGCGGTGTCGCTTGCCAACTCCCATTGACCTTTCTTCTCAAATGCTTTAGCGCCTGCAACTGTAGATACGCAGTTAGGAATCTTGAGTCCTACCTCGTTAGCACACCAGTTAACAAATGACCCACACCATGGCAGGAAGTTAGCCTTAGTGAAGGCACCGTATTTGGTTTCGTTATCTTTTGGTCCTTCGATATATCCAAGTTCTGCTCTGGCTGTTTCAATAAACTTTTTACGCTGACTCATTATCTTCCTTCTTTGGTTTGTCTTTTAGTCCGTTGCCTGCAAGCACTGCTCCTAGGCTTCCTGTAAGAAATACAGTAAGCGTAGTAAGTAATTCAATGAAGGCTCTATCATTTGGTGCTTGTTCACCCAGAGGTTGTGTTACAAATATCAATGCCCATAGGATTCCAAAGACTGAGCCTAGGAATACCACTCCTAGTATTGCTCCAATAAAAACAACAAGTCTTGCTTTAAGTTGCTCATTAGTAAATCTTTGCCTAGCCATTAACTATCTCCTCTGGGATTATATCTTTTGTGCAAGAACCAGTTGAGATGCATTGGGGTGGATTGCACTCTGGCTTATCCCAGTTCTCATATTCTTGACAAGGGTATCTAACCCAACCTTGATAACCGCAACCACTAAGAGTTATTGCGAGCAAGAAGGATGCGATAAATTTCTTCAACTTGTCGTTCCAATCTTGTAACAGAATCTTTTAAACTTGAGCCAGAATTTGGTTTAAGTTCATATAGGTAATGCTTAACTAACCAGCGCACCGCTGCACTAAAGCCAGCGATGATGGTCATAACGGATACGGCTATTGCAGCCCACTCAGCAGGAGACATTATTTTCCTTATAGTTTAGACAACGGTACGGGCGACTATGTTCACAATTCCACCATAGCCAGAGAATCCGACTTGAGGTGGAGTTATTCTTGTAAATGTAACTTGTTCTACCACCGCTTCGGTAGGTTCGCCACCAGCGGTGAAGTCTTGGATGATGACAGTTTGACCCTGTGCTTCGAGTTGTTCGAGGGCTTGGATTCTCGATAGCGCATAGCCATCAAAGCCAACTATCTGTCGGTTTCTATCTGTCTCTTTGTCGAAACAAAGGATAGGAATCTGTAGAACACGAGCGCGGGTAGGAGTAGGCAGAGCCTTAATAGAGTAACCAAGCATAGTCGCGCCAAGGGCAGTATCAGTCGAGTTACGGTTAAGGCGGAAAGTGAACTGCGCTTCGGCTCCAACATCCGTAAAGACAGAAGCAAGGTCATAGTCGTAGATTTCTGTGGTGCCTTCGGTAACTGTCTTGAACGCTTCGTTAACACCATTAACTGTCCTTAGAATATCAATGTCACCTTGTAGTTCACCATCAAAGCGAATCTTTAAACGCTTCCATGCTTTGTTTTCAAAGGTATCAAAGCGAATAATACCTACGGTGAACTGACCAGACTCTACAAGTTTAGTAGGCTCTTCAATCCACAGGCCAGAGTTTTCTACAGTAAATGCTTTGCGCCCATCTGGAAGAGTTGCAATGGACCATACAGCACCTGTTGTAGTGGATGCATAGACATCTTTAGCATAGGCATAGCCACCTGTTGATAGGGGTGAGCCAAGGTTAAAGCGGATAAGTCCTGAGTAACCATCAATTTGCCCAGCCACACCTGCCCAGACAAATTCATTACGGGCTGTGAAGGCATAGACATTACCGTTAGTCTCAAAGATAATTGGTCCGTAAGACAGATTAGAGTTATCGTCAACGATGGCCACACGCACGCCTTGGCTTGTACCAACCATCACAAAGGTACCAAGGTAGCCATAGAGTGATGTCAGAATCTCACCTCGTGGGAGGATGAGGACTGTGGACATTGTGCTAAGTGAACCAGCGTTATCAACTGTAATCTTAAAGGCTAAGCCCTGGTCGCCTGAGTAACCACCGACATAGATAGCACCGCTTGATTCTGTTACCGCTGTAAACTGGAATCCAATAGGCAGGGTAGTAGAACCGTTGACTGCAGTAAGGGTGCTGAGGTTAATGCTTGAGCCTGTGTTGCGGTTGAGTTCATAGACAAATGTATTCTTGTTAATATCTGTATATGCAAGGATGAAGCGCTGTTTAACATAAGCAATGTTTGCACTGGCAGCATTGGCTGAGTTGATTGCATAGTCTTGGTGTAGGGCAGGGGAAGCAGCATCAAATGAATAGCGCCATACCTTGGTAGGTGTAACCAACATTAAGTCGTTACCACCCATGGCTCCCCACAGGATAGTCTCAGTAATCTGGCTATTGTTAATGATGGTAGTTTCTTGTCCATCAGATATGCGTATTCTTAAGACACGAATAGTTTCGGTAGATGCACCTGTTACCTTGATGAGGTAGTCAACGCCAGCAATAGTTGTGGAGAATACGCCAGCACGGGAGGATGAGCCTTCTTGTAAGTATGTATCCTTAAGCAGGCTAACCTTGCCTGGTTCCCAGATGTCTAGCCCAACGCTATCTACATAGCGGAAGCGAACTTCCTCTGGAGTGCCAACGATTGGCTCTTGGTATGTGATACCTGCGCCAAGGTGGAAGGATGACTGAGAACGAATCCAGTAACCAGAACCAGAGAGTGACTGCTCACCTGGGTCACGCGAGTTATCAAAACGCTGAGTACGAAACTCTGCAGTTTGACGGCGGTAAGGTGTCTGGTCTGTAATGGCATAGATAAACGGAAGCGAACCAATAGCCACATCAAACTTGTATGTGGTTGGGTCATAGTATGCGGAGGCGCGACCTGAAAGGTCAATAATCACGCGCTCGGATATATCGGGCGGTCTGCTCGTAGCCATGCTTCTCCTTGTTTAAGACATAAAAAATAGATCAGTTTATTCACATGCTCAGGTGAAGTATTTATTTATTAGTTGTTTGTAAGTGCAACGATTTCATCGCCAGATAGACCAAGTGCTTGCAACTTAGCCTGTGCTGACAACTTAGCATCTGCCTTAGCCTGCTCTGCAGCCTCACGCTCTTGGCGCTCTAACTCTGCAGCAGCAGCATCAATACGGCGCTGCTCAATCTCATCAGGAGTCAGGTCAATGTATTGCTGAGTTCCTGCTGCTACATCTACTACGAGTTTCTTTGGTACATCACTCATTGATAATTGCCTGCCAATCTGCTAGTTCTTCGTTCCATGTGTACATGACTCCATCATTTGGGTATGGAACAGGTGCTTCCCAAACGCAAGTATCTTCATTAAGTAGCCATGATTCGTATGGCTTAGGTGCGATGAAGGCATCGCGCCCTGCATCATAGGTATAACCAATGCCAGCAAAGTTCTTACGGATGTTTCCATTGTAAGAAGTCTTTACCCAGGTTCCACCTAGTGAGTTCATAAAGGCTTCGCCTTCATCTGGCTCGCTGTTATTTCCAACGAGTACACGGAGAACTGTGTTGTTCTCGTCAATCTCTGCCCAATGTGACATTTTCTATTCTCCTTACGCTATTGGGTATCTAATAATAACAATTCCTGAACCACCTGCACCACCATTTGAATTAGGTGGGTTGTAAGTAGAACCACCACCACCACCACCTAAATTAATCCCGCCATTACTTCCAGCACCGCCAGAGTTATTGGCATTTCCACCGCCACCAGAACCGCCATTTCCAACGCTTACATTTCCAGCATTAAGAATTCCACCGCCACCACCGCCAGCATAGGTGACAGATGTTCCTGAAATAGAGTTGGCTAAACCATTACCGCCATTACCACCAAAGCCAGCAGAAGCGTTAGCACCAGCCGCACCAGCACCACCACCGCCACCTGCTGCCTGTTGTCCTGAAGCGTTACCAACACCTGAACCACCATTGTTACCTTGACCAGATGGCGTTGCAGTTCCACCAGCAAATGTTCCTGATGCTTGACCACGACCCGAACCACCGCCACCTGAACCACCAGCACCGCCTAATAGCCCTGCGCCTCTACCGCCTAGACCACCGCCAGCAGATGTAATTGTAGAAAATATGGAACTAGAACCTGCGGTTGGGTCACTCACATTTATAATGCCACCAACTCCACCAGCGCCTACTGTTACTGCGTAAGGCGTAGCAAGAATGGATAGTGGTGAACCACCAATACTTGTGCGATAACCACCAGCACCGCCACCACCGCCTGCATCAGCGCTTGCTCCACCACCACCTGCCACTACCAAGTAGTCACAGGTTAATTCAGTTTGCGGGGTGAATGTGCCAGATGAAGTAAATGTATGAATCCAATAGGTTCCATCATTTTCAATGATGTTGCCACCAGTAGCCTTAGGTGCAACTGTAGGTGTAGTGCCAAGGGCTGCTATGCCATAGAGTGAAAAGGTGCTGTTAACAGTCCACCCAGTGCCATTAACAGGCGCTATATTGATGCTTGATATTGCTGCAGTACCAGTCCAAATGTTAGACACAAAAGCCATATAAGCAGTAGAAGAATTGTTTTCTGAAACACCATCAGATGATATAGATTTTTGTATTCCAGAAACTGAGTAATTAGGAATATATATTTGAGAATTACCAAATGTGTTTGCTGTTGCGGTAGCATAACCTGTATAAGCAGTATATGCATAATTGTTACCTGTTGTATCACTACCAGTAGCGCTGCCTGTTCCAAAAATTCTACGATAAGAATAGTTGTTGGCGGTATCTCCATTAAATTGCAATGCAGGAGAATCATTAGTTGCAGCAGCATTTAAGCCACGAGCGCTAATAACAATCTTCAAATCGGTATAGCCAGTTTGTGGGATGTTGTCAAAGGTTATAGATGCTGCGCTTTGAGAGAGTTCAATAGTCTCCAGTAGTACATGATTTTCTGCCATTATCTATCTCCCTTATTTCGCATATCTAACGATGACAATACCTGAGCCACCTGCACCAGCGGTGAAATTGGGATTCCAAATACCACCGCCACCGCTACCTGTGTTCACAGTTCCAGCAGATGCTGTGGTTAAACCACCTTCTCCACCACCACCTGCTCCACCTGCTCCGCCTGATTTAGGGTCAGAACCACCACCACCACCGCCTGCGCGAGTTACAGAAGTTCCGTTAATTGATGAAGCAAGTCCTGCCCCACCTGCTCCTGCTACAAGAGTTGAGTTTGCGCTACCACCAACGGCACCTGCACCACCACCACCAGCAGCAGCGTATGCAAGATTAGAAAGACCACCTGAAGTGCTACCACCAGCATTGCCTTGACCTGAAGGGGATGCTGCTCCACCTGTTCCAGTCCCAAAATTATAGGACCCCGAAGCACCACCACCTGAGCCACCAGCGCCACCGTTTG